TGAATATTCACATTTTTACAGTCGTTACACGTTAAATCCGTGTTCAACATTTGAATATTTTTAGTTTTTTTAGTAATGCTGCCGACATGCACTGTAGTATCTTTAATGATGTGACGATTTATAAACGATTGAAGTAAATTACTCAATTCTACGGGATCAACCTTCTTCTCCTCTATACACGGGGTACATATATTCTGAGGTGATGTAAACATCGGCGGTATATACCCATCTGGATACAATTGTTCGAAAATCTTGCTCGGGAGTGTATGTTTTCTACCGTAAAAATCTTTACAAAACCCATATCGTCGCCCTTTCATCGTTTCACACGTACAGAAACACTTTTGTATAATCACGTGTCCATCTATACGGAACCATACATGGTTAGAACCATGATCCCGTTGAAGATTTTCACAATATTTAGATGTCGTCGACACGAGATACGATTGCTTATCGCTAAATATTTTTGTAACTTCTGCACACCCCTGTCCATCCATGTTTTTTTGAATAAAAAGTTCTATGTCTCGAAGGACTACTTCATTTTGTAAAACATTCTTAGTTTCTTTCAAAGTGAACGAACCCTCATCACGAGTAGAGCCTTCAACGATTACAACGTCCGTGCGTTCCGTTCGAAGTGTTGCCATGTGCATGATTTCGACAGTTGGCTCTTTATCAAAAATACGGGAAAGTTTTCCGTTTTCGTGTGTATAGTTGAGTACCGGTCTGTATTCTCCTTGATATTCTCCTTTTACGTATTTATGTGCCCATGGCATTCTAAATCCACTTCCCTTTACGTTACGTTTACCACCGCCGTATACCGCCGTGTCGACGATATCATTCCACGATTTTCCGGGAAAAAGTAATGAAAGTGATGATACAATATGCGAATGTAACGCCATCGCGGAACCGTGGTCAACTATAAAACCCGGCCAATTCATGTGAATTCCGTATTTGATTGTATCACCGTGAGGTTTTGGTTCCGCCACGGAAATAAGAACATCTTTCCCCCCGAAATGGGTCACGCGATCACATATTGTTTGTACGTATTCTTCCAATCGCTCGAAAGGTATATCTTCATCGTCTTTATAATCTAAATCGACGAAAAAGTTATACGTATCCGTTTTTTGTTCAACGACACACACCTTTTCACCTGACTTCACAGCCTTAATGTATGCATCGTAAAATTCGTTCAATCTATCAAATGGCACTGAGAGTTTACCTCCGTCCATGAGCACATGTGATAGATTGGAGCCATTTGAAAACCCTTGTTTTCGACACCATGTTCGAAACATACTTATTTGTATGTAGTGTTATTTTTTTAATACTCTTCTTCGTGCCATATCGACGTTCTACACGATACATCTCTATATTCCTCCTCGCTAGTCGATAATTCCTTTTTTACGACTAACAATTCATATACTGTTTTATTTTTTATTCCTTCAATATAAGTATCCGCTTTATCTTCCCTGTATGATTTGTGATCAATTAGAATATCCTTGATTTGTCTAAGAATAAAGTTCTTAGACTTCATTATTTTATAGAAAATGTTTTTCTATTTAAGGAAGTCACGCATGCATAAAATTCAGGATTTTCGACGACATTATTTATTATTCGTTCCCAACGTCTTCTTGCATTAAATTCTGGTAATGTATCGAAACTCATAAAATCATTTTCATCATAAGTACGTTTCATGTGTATTTTTTTAGTGTGCATTTTATATTTTTCTTCGTTAAACCGTCTAACGAGTTCGATCTGTTCAGATTTTAAGTAATCTACAAAAAAAATAAACACTGTATATTCGAGTTCTAGATTTGGATTTTCTTTAACTATAAATGTATAACTTGTGTATTCTCCACTTTTTAAAGAAACAACACCCCGTGTTTCTTCTTCAAGCTCCCTCAAAGCCGTGCGTATTGGTGAAAATATTTCTCGTCGTCGACAACCTCCGGTGACGAAAATCCATTCCTTAAAACGTTTATCTCTCACTGTAAGAAATCGTGGGGTGTCATCTACAAAGGTGACTGGAATTGCTATAGCTTTATGTTTCTTCATTGCTCATTAGCTTCTACAATCTCCTGATAAGTTTATTCGGAAGATTTCTTCGCAGGAAATACAATCTCTGGTACAGGTCGCGGTTCATTCACCACTTCAGGTTTGGATTCAGCTGATACCTGAGCCATTTCCGGGGCCTGTGCCTGTCTATACATCTCATCCTCATCCTCCTGTTGGACATTATCTAAGAATGTCTTAATTTTCGTAATATCCTCCTTCGAATTTTTAAGTTCGCGATACATGTAAACTGAAGCTGCGATACACACGACCACACCAACTAAAATAGCGGTCTCGCGGTCGAGAGCGAACATGTAAATACATAAAACGTTTTGTTTTTAAGTAGATACAATTACACCCATTTTAGATCTTTCATTTATAGGACACTGATGTCCTTGTTGAGCAAATTGGATTTCTTGATAATGTCCGTCTTTGCATGGGGCATTTTCAACGGGTATGTATTTATTGAGCGTTCCGGATTTAGGATCGTAGGTGATCATAAAAACGAAAAATAGGAGAAACAGTATTCCCCACATATATTATTAGATGGGATTTAATTGGAATACATAAGACCACCCATGCCATTTTCGATGCGGAGAATGTTATAATTTACGGCGTAAATATCTGTATCAAACGAACCGGCATCTGTTAGGAGACGAGCCGAATCGATACGCGAAAAGTTGAGTGTTCCCGTGGGCTGAAGCTTGCTGGTATCCAGACAGAAAGGGTATAAGAAGTGTGTTTTGACACTCGTATCGAGAGTTGCGAAAGGGGTGTGATAGTAAAGTGACGCTGACGTGTAGTGAGGCTGGGCTGTTTTAGCATCACCGACATCCGTACCGTTAATCTGCAACTTTACCTTACCCGCGGCACACGCTATGCCACCACTCTTATAGGTAGAAAGGAACTTGATGGGGTGATTATAGTTAAGCTCTTGCACGGTACCAGAGGACGCGATTGACTGTTGCGTCTGAGTGATGAGCATATTCTGGGGTGTAGAAGACATATTGGTGCGTTCATCCGTGTCAAGATAAATGAACTGTGCATGAATCTCGAAATCTGTAGCAGTGAGCGTACCCCAAGAAATGCGGAGCTCAACATCATGATATTGTAAAGCCACTAAAGGTAGAGCTGATTGCGCATTCTCGCAAAAGGAGAAGTGAAGAGGATAAAAGGCGGACTTATCCGCTGTAGCCGCGCTTTCAGACTTCGCAAGAGTCTGAGCGAGTAAAAGGGGTGCGATTTCTTGGGAGAAAATAGATGTTTGTGTGTCAATGACCTGACCCCCAATCAAGAGCTCGACTTTTTTAATTTCACCTTCCCATTGCGCTCGTGTTAGACCGTTCCCCGCATTTCTGAGTGAACGATTCGTGAGGTAGACGTATCCAAGCATATCACCCTTACGCTCGAAGCGTACAGAGGACATACCATTTGTAGAAGGATTACCCTGGATAACCTGTTTCTCTACAGTTTGAGCGAAATTCGTGTGACGCTTATATGTTGATCTAAAAAATGAAACTTCGGGGTTACCGACGATATGGGCATCCTGAGCGCCGACTGCGACAAGCTGGGCAATTCCACCTGACATGTTTTATATTACACTAAGTTTTTATTTTTAAGTATCAAAATAGAGGGACTTGAGGATGAATAGATTATGCGATTGAACTTTAGTCATCGTGAGAGGGTTAGACTTCCCGGGGACTTGAGTCGAGACGAAGGGGTAAGCGTGATGAACACGGATCCGTCGTGCTCCTGGAAACGTGTTATATAATGAATAAATATCTTTTACATTTTTGAAAATCTAAAAGATATGGATCTCTCTCAACCGGGTTTGAACCGATGACCTACAGGTTAACAGCCTGTCGCTCTACCAACTGAGCTATGAGAGATTGTGGGAACCGGTTCCCGTATTATACTAGTGAGTGTTCTTTAAGCCCGTTTAGTCTTTTCATGGTTAAAAGAGATATAGAAAATAGACCCGCTGATGTATTCGCTACAATCATGGGTACGATCGTATAGTAGATGGAGTATACGAGACCAAGCGTACTCGCTAAAATATTAATGTTTAAGAATGTATAATTAATTGCATCTGTATCACTTGTTCGATACACGTGAACAATTTGGGGAACAAACATGATAGTTATGAGTATAGAACTCACGAGTCCAAGTGCGTTTATGATTGTATCCATACTTATATATATAATACTCGATACCTTTATATCATTTGTGACGACTAAGTTTGATCAGTTTAAGTTCTTGATCTGTGAGTCGTTTTTCAATTTTAATCATCTTCGCCATTAACTGGTTATTCTCGTCGAGTATACGTTTAATTTCTGTATTTTCATTAAAAGTTGCAGATGGACCCGTTATAATACTGGGTTTTTCGGGCCATATAGGATTTTCAGGGTCTTCTGTAGTGGATGGAAGTTCTCGTAACGCTTTACGGTACGCGACCCACGCTTTATAATTTTCGTCTGATAATTGAACATCTTCGACGAACACCCAATCCACCTCAGCGAGCCGTCTGTTGCGTTCTTCGCGGAGGTTTTTCCACGTTTGATCTTTTGTAATGTTTTGAAGTGCAAATTCTGCCATCTACGTTAAACTGATATTTTAATGTAACAATTTTCCAAAAAAATGTGAGTAATTACTGCTCATGTATACGTCGGTACCAACCGTATCTTGCGTAATACGGACTGATATCGTAGTACCAGCGGTGTAATACCCTATAATTTTACCGATAAGGTCAGATTCTTGTGCTCCATCAGTGTTGCCCTTAAAATATACAAACGTCCGGTTATCGTATAGAACTCCATTTATGAGCCACCTTCCCATCACCCAGTGAACACCTGCAGCTTGGTTTCTTGCCAATATACAATAACTAAATTCCCAATATCCCGAACATGGTATGGTATATGTCTTGGTACTTGTATCGAATCCACCACCCAGTATAAATTCTATACGACTGAAATCTGCTACCACATCATTTGACGTACCAAATTCATTTTGAGTATTTACTACCGCGGGTCCGGTGGCAAAAAACAAGTAGTTTTGATTGGTCATTATACCAGCAGAATTGATATTCCCCCCAACCTCCACATTAGATGTGGTGACGAACCCTGTCTTCGCATTCGAAAATTGAACGGTGTTCGAAGTCACATTCCCATTTTCGACAATTTGATGAAGATTTGATACTATATTAGTTACGTTACTCACATCACCGTAGAGGAACCCCGCGGTCACATTCCCTACAACATTGATATTACTAGATAGAGTCACATCTTTTGTGACGGTTAAATTATTGGAAACGAGAAGGTTCTCCGTGACTGTGAGGTCATCCGATACTGTAACGTTTCCCGTAACGGTTAAATTGGAGGAAACGAGGACATTCCCGGTAACCGTGAGATCGCGCCCCACAGTAACGTTCGCGGTAGTGACGAAAGCCGTGGTCGCGTTCGAAAATTGAAGCGTGTTCGATGTAACATTTCCCTGATTCGTGACGCTCTGGAGACCGTGGGCGACATCGACATTTATACCCCCGATATTCATAGCTGTTGCGTGAACGTTACCTGAGACCACACGAAGGTGTGCATCC